ACAACAGATTCAAATAGATAAAATGAACTTGCTTAATTGTGAAGGAATAGAAATAGATGAACATTTGTCAAACAGTCCTTTCTTTTTTAAGAGAAAACAGCAATCAAAGGCTACAGTAAATATAGAACTTATAGGTGGTTTAAATATAGAACTTGAAAAAGGTGACGTAATTGTCGAAGCCAGTGATGGGACACGTTATATATTGGCAGAAAACGGCTTGTTAAACAACAAAACAACTTTCAACTTTGAGTGTGAAGTAGCAGGAGAGCAAGGAAACAAAGAACTCGGAGCAATAATAAAACTTGTGAAAGTTGTTAATGGTGTTTATGACTTTAAACAGAATGAAACGGCACAGGGTGGACAGGAGCAGGAAACGGACAATGCTTATATAGAGCGTTGGTTTCTAAGCAGAAATGAAAGTGAATGGAACCTGGACGGAATAAGGGCGGAAATATTGAAACAGGAGGGTGTAAAGTCTGTATATGCTGATGAAAATAAGACAATGGAAACTGACAGTAAAGGTTTTCAGCCAAAATCAGTGGCTATAATTGTAGATGGTGGTCGTGATAATGATATAGCAGAGGCTATATGGCGAAAGAAAGATACAGCTATACAGACTAACGGAGATACAGTTGTAAACGTAAAGGACAGTCAGGGAATAAGTAGAGAAATAAAATTTTACAGACCTCGAAAAAGAAAAGTAAAAGTAAGTATAGAATTTACAAAAGCAGATGGCGTAAATATTTTATATCAAAATTTAGTAAATATAGTTAAAGAGTATCTTGCAAATATAAAAGTCGGAGAATACATTACAAGCTATAAATGTGAAAGTGAATATATTAGAGCTGTATATGGAGCGGATAAGCTTTTAAATATAGATATTTCATTCAAGTTTGCTGATGACAGTGGAGCATTTAACAAAGTTGTAAAGCTTGGATTTAATGAGGTGGCAGAGTATGTTGAATAATTATGATTATTTACTTTCTAAATGTCCATGGTGGCTAAAAAAAAACAACAATGTCAAAGCTTTTTACAAGGCTGTAGCTAAATTATTTGATGAAGTGGACAAAGTCTACAATTTGTTAGAAAAACAACATTTGGTCGATTATGCGACAGGAGAATTTTTAGATGATATAGGTATTAAATTTAGCGTCAGCAGAAATGGACAATCTGATGAAAGATACAGAAACAGAGTTAAATTAGCAATGATTAAATACAGACTTGTGCCTAACCTTGAGACGATCAGCAACATAGGAAAAATATTTACAGGATTAAATCCCGATATTAAACTGAATACCAACGGCGAACCAGCGTTATATGATATTAAATTCATAGGCGGAACTAACTATGATTTTACACTAATTGATGACCTGAATTTAAATGAAATAGTAGGCGGTGGAGTAAAAATAAACGTACAAAAATATGTCGACAGCTATACTCCACTTGACAGATTTAAGAAACGTACATTTGGCGTAATGAAAATTAAAAATGAATACAAGAGAAATCCTATAAAAGTATAAAGGAGGGAGAGATGGCGAAATTAACAAAATTCAAAGAGCAGAAAGTGGAATTTCCGACGCATTATCTGATTGAAAATACAACAAGAGGAAACAATAATATTAAAAGCATTGTTCCTGAATTTGGTGTAATTAAAGAACAAGGAACACTCGAAACAGCAGAGGTCTATAATGGGTTACAGCTTGGAAATGTACATACTTTATATGCTACCAAAACAACAGCATTAAGTATCGACTATTATACAGCCGATATAGAGGGATTAAATGAATTTGGATTAAATAATGATTTGAAAATATATCTTATAGCAGACAGCACAAATGAAAATGACAGTCCTAAACTGCGACTGAACGGTGTTGACTACGCTTTGCTAAAAGAATATGACGGCGAGCTTAAGAATGTCTTTGCGAAAGATATAAAACCACACAGGGCTAATATTTTGCATTATAATGGAAGTCAATTTATTGTGTCTAACATAATTGTTACAGCTACAGAAGAAAAGCAGGGAGTTACAAAACTGTATTCTAATATGGAAGCAGAAACAGATATTGAAAAAGTAAAAGAAACAATTGAAAAAAATACAGGAAATCAAAAAGAATATATTGAAGAAAGAATGACAACGCAGGAATACGAAAGACGGGTAGGACAAGGAGAAACATTTGAGGGCGAACCTCGTTATGGCGGGGATGTCGACCCTGGTATGGTTACAGTAAGAAAAGCAACTGGTGAAACTGTGTGGACTAAATTAATAAAAGCACTGGATCATTCTAAAATTTTAACAGTGCGAGGACTTATTAAATTTTTGAGCAAATTGTTAAAGCCCGCTGGTGAAAAAGATTATGGACTTATTAATTATGAAACAATAAAACAGGTAAGTCCAAAGCCTGATTTGTCGCCATATATTCCGTTTAGCAAAGGGTATAGAAATACTAATAATAGTGACTTTGTACTAAGAGGTAATAATACCGACTGTTGGGCGCCACGACATCTATATATGTATCTTGAAAACGGAGATTATATGGGCTGTTTCCATGTGAATGGTGGTAGGGCTTATTATAAAGTACCTCACAGAAATGGAGGAAACTGGTGTGAAATTATGGATAACCATGATATGGTGGCAAGAGACATTAGAATGAATGGGATAGATAGCAATATACAGCATGAACATAATAGGATAACCGAGACATGGAATCGTGCTAACGACGCATATAACAGAACTACAGACCTTTACTGGAGAAGTGATAATGACACGGTGAGAGATGTAAGATTAGTAGGATTTATAGAACTAGTAAGACATAACTATGGTGCAGTTGAAAGAGGCGGTTATATTGTAACAGGAATAAAGACACAACCGTCTAATCAAGATTTTTGGGTACAGATGAGAGCGTTACAGGTAAGACGTGGTGGTGGTGGACAGAACTGGTATAACACACCGTTTGGATAAAAGGAGGTAAAATAATGAAATTTATAGTGGATAGAGTAGAATTAATAACACTGAAAGATGGTTTTAAATATTATGGGATATTTGATAAAGACAATAAAGATTGGTACGAAGAGCTAAAGAAATTTGATAAAGACACCTTAAAAGTTATGTACAACAAAGATACACATTTAGTATTTAGCACAAATGTAGACGCTTCAATGCTAGCTCCAACAATGCCTGGAGATGTTGTCGAAGAAATAGAATATCAGGAAGTTGAAATAGCCCCTGACAACTATTTTGTAGCTGGGAAAATTGTAAGGCTGAAAGAATGCGAGACAATAAAAGATGGGAAAATAGTGTTTAATAAAGATTTTAAGCTTGAGCAGATAAAAAAAGAATTATCTGAATTAAAAGTTGAGTATTCTGAAAAAGAATTTCTTTTTAAAGGTAAATATTTACAAAAAAATAGGGAAAAAGGCGACAGGGATAGCTTAACAAGTTTAATTTTATTACTGACAATAACTGGAAGAAAAGAAACGAGTGAATGGAAATTAATTGATAAAGACACTAGGGAACATGTCTATCCAACTTTGACGCTTGATGACTTTAAGCTGATGGCATTTCACATGCAGTCACAGTTATCAAAAGCGTTGAAAACGGAAAGCGAAATTATATCTAATCTTAAAACTTTGTCAGATGAAGAACTGAAGCTATTTAACGCAAGAGAAGAATTTGAAAAGTTATGGGAAAGTTAGGAGGTAGTATGCTCGAAAAAGATAAATTATATATCAGTTTTCATAAGCCAAAAACACCAGTTGGTTATCTGATATCTTTATGGACATTTGGAAAGTACTCACACTGTGAGTTTATCTATAATAATCAAGTTTTTCTTTCAAATCCTGGTGGAGTTAGAAAAAGACCTTTTAAATATCAGAAAAACTTTGAAATTTTTGAAATGGATAGTAGTGTCAGAGCTGAGGATATTGTAGAGTTTTATAATACGGCACAAGGTAAAGGGTATGATTACCTCGGAATTTTAGGACAGTTTTTCTATGCTAGTAAAGTGCAGAATGACGACAGATATTTTTGTTCGGAATTTTGCTTAAACGCTATTGATTACGCATTACAGTTTACTTTGACTTATAAGCTTAAGTCATTAAAGGATAGAGTTGGGTATCAGTTCAATCCGAGCAAACTTTATAAATACTTAAAGGACATGGAACTAATAAAAGAAAAGGAAGTGATATAAATGAACCGATTTGAAAAAATATTTAATTATCTTCTGAAAGTTGAGGGTGGATATTCAGATAACAAGAATGACAAAGGCGGGAAAACTAAGTATGGAATTATTGAAGAAGAAGCAAGAAACTTTGGGTATGAAGGAAATATGGAAGATTTAACAATAGATTTTGCAAAAAATATATATCTTAAAAAATATTACTTAGGAAACAAACTGGATAGAGTAAATAATGACAAAGTTGCTCTATCTATATGCGATTGGGCTGTTAATTCAGGAAAAAATGGAATTAAAAATGCACAGATTGCTATAAACCAGCTTACTAATACAAATTTAGATGTTGATGGAATAATCGGAAATAAAACTTTGGAAGCATTAAATGCAGCAGATCCTGAAAAATTTTTAGAAGTTTATCACAACTTACAGAGAATTTATTACAGAAGTAAAATTGAAACAGACAAAACACAGGAAGATTTTTTGACAGGATGGCTAAACAGAGTTGACCGAAAAGAGCAGTATTTGAAAGACTGGAACAAGGAAAATATAAAAACAGGAAATAAAAAATATAGTTTTTCAGAACAAAGTTTAAATATGTTCAAAAATGTTCATCCAAATTTGGTAAAAATTATGAAAGCGGCAATAGAAAATAGTCCTTATGATTTTAGAATAACAGCAGGAGCACGAACAGCAGAGGAACAAAATAAATTATATCAACAAGGAAGAACAACAAAAGGCACAATTATCACAAAAGCAGATGGTTATAAAAATAAAAGTAATCATCAAATTAAAGCGGATGGTTACGGACATGCAGTTGATATTTTCGTTTGTATCATCCGAAACATATCTTTCAACACGCATATTTAT